TGGTATCGCAGTTCCTTTGGTAGTTGCTACTGCATTCGATTCAATTTGGGGAATCATCAACAAATTGTCTAACGCATTGAAGCAAGAGCGTGATCTAGTTATGTACATGTCTATGACTAACTACTCAATCGCTGTACAAGCTTTGATGGCAAAAGGAAATGCTTTGATCACTCAGTATCCTAACATTTCTAATTACACAGGTGATGCTCCTGCAGCATTTATCTGGCCTGGTACTAACGTAACCATCTTTGGTGCACCTGGTATCAATATCAACACCCACATCATCGTTGGTCCTAAGAAATACATCTACTTCGGTACTGGTTTGTTAGACGATGCTGATAGATTCAAGTTCTACTACGATCCTTCACAAGACGTTGTTAACTTCATGTCTAAGTTCAGATTGGGTACTGCGGTTTACGCTTCTCAATTCGTATCAACAATCTAATTAACGGGAGTCTTCGGACTCCCTTATTAAAAAAACTAAAAAAACTAAGAAAACAATATGGCTTGTAATTTAACCGCAGCAATAGCCCTAGATTGCCTTGATTCCATTGGGGGCCTAAAAACTCTTTGGGTATCTACTAATGCAGATTTAGGAACAATCACTGCCGGTGCTACTTCAGGCATAACTTCGCTTTCTGGTGCTACTGGAGCTTTCTACGAAATCGCAGTTCCTAAGGATGTTGCATCGTTTACTGAGACTTTTACAGTTTCTCAAACTAACGGTACAGCTTTCTTCGAACAAGCGGTAGTAATCGCTACCCAGAAGTTATCAAGTGCGAAACGTGCACAAATCCAATTGTTAACCTATAACCGTGCTTCTAAAGTTGTTGTTGAAGACAACAATGGAGAATACTGGTTAATCGGTGCAACAAGAGGATGCGTAGTAACCGCAGGATCAAGTATGACTGGAACCGCCCCTGGCGATATGTCTGGTTATAATTTAACACTTACCGCTCAAGAGCCAGAAATGGCTTATCAAGTATCTAGCTTGACAGCATTGACCGGTATTTCATTCGTAAACGCTTAATCTCACGCTCTGAGAATTTGTATGTGTCATGGGAGACCTAGTTTTAATTAACTAGGTCTTCTTTTTGTTTTGTCATTTTACTAACTTTCTATACTTCTCTTTGTACAATGCTTAACTTAACACCAAAATCCACAAACAACCTGATTATCTACGCAGATACAGTGAATGCTGGTGGAGCTACTGGCGCATATTTCACTATGTTGTTCACGAATGCTTACAGCAAACAAACTTTCGCTGTGGTGCCTAATATAGTTAGAAGAAACAGTCGATTCGTAGAACTCGAAATCGAACTGGTTAATTACGATCAAGCAGATGATAGAGCTAATGGAATTATTTATTTGTATCCAGAAGGTAATTTTGATTACCTGGTATTCAATACGACTACACCTACATTAACTGTAGGATCACAATTCACTTGTGACACTTGGCCTAGTGATGAAGCATTCTGGCAATATTGGACAACCCATTGGACTACTTGCGCTGGAACTGCTACTGAAATAGACAGGGGACAAGCATTCCTTTATTCTGATCTATCTTGTGATCGTGAAATAGAATTTGTTGCCTATCAATCTGATAACAATTTCCTTGAATCTATTGTATACGTTACTGGTATTCCACAAGTCCAATTCCCTTGCACTATCGAATCCGGAACCACATGGACCGTAACAGAAAACACAGTAACTTACTGCGACCCGATAACAATCGAAAATTCGGGTACGTTAATTATAAACAATAATGTATTTTTAAAACAACTCTTATCAGATTATGAGCAATGCTAATTTAATAATCGGAGCAACCGGAGGCCAAATAGATATTTCAAAAGTATCTGTAACCCCAAACGCTCCCACTTCATCTTACTTAACCGTCTTTGCAAATGACGTAGATAAACTTTGCACTATAGATTCTAATGGAATCGTAGTCCAACTAGGAGCAGGAGGCGGTGGCACAGGTGGTGCTGGTACTTCTGGCACATCTGGTACTAATGGAACTTCAGGAACTAATGGAGCAGCTGGAACACCAGGTACTTCTGGTACTAATGGTACTTCTGGTACTAATGGTACTTCTGGTACTAATGGAGGACAAGGAGCAACCGGAGCATCTGGTACATCTGGTACTAATGGAACTTCTGGAACCAACGGAGCACAGGGAGTTACTGGAGCAGCCGGTACATCTGGTACTAATGGTACTTCTGGAACCAATGGATCTGTAGGAGCAACCGGAGCAGCTGGTACATCTGGTACTAATGGTACTTCTGGAACCAATGGAGCAGCTGGAACCTCTGGTACTGATGGAACTTCTGGAACCAATGGAGCAGCTGGAACCTCTGGTACTGATGGAACTTCTGGAACCAATGGAGCAGCTGGAACCTCTGGTACTGATGGAACTTCTGGAACCAATGGAGCAGTAGGAGCAACCGGAGCAGCAGGTACATCTGGTACTAATGGAACCTCAGGTACTAACGGAGCAACTGGTCCACAGGGAGAACCTGGTTTTTCTAACTCGTTCTTCAACTATCAGGCTAAGACTACAATCACATCTGGAGATCCTGGATCAGGACACATCATCTGGAACAATGCTACCCAGGCATCTGCAACTTCTCTGAACGTTAGCGAGGAAGACCAAAATGGAAATAACGTTGATATCTTCTTTGCTAATCTAACCTCTGGATCTGCCATTACAATTCAAGACCAGGCAAACCATCTAAACTATCAAACTTGGACTATTGGAACTCCAGTAGATAATACAACATATTGGACTCTTCCAGTTACCTTAGTTACCTCGACACACTCGTTTTCTAACAACGACCCAATACTTTTCATCTTTACCGCTGCACCTTCAGGTACTTCCGGAACATCTGGTACTAATGGAACATCCGGTGCTAACGGTACTTCCGGTACTAATGGAGCAGCAGGAACATCTGGTACTAATGGAACATCCGGTACTAACGGTACTTCCGGTACTAATGGAGCAGCTGGTACATCTGGAACTAACGGAACTTCTGGAACCAATGGAGCAGTAGGAGCTACTGGAGCATCGGGTACCTCTGGAACTAATGGAGCTGTAGGAGCAACTGGAGCATCGGGTACCTCTGGAACTAACGGAGCAGTAGGAGCTACCGGAGCAGCAGGTACATCTGGTACTAACGGAGCAACCGGAGCAGCTGGATCTGCAGTAATTAATAACAATGGTGACAATAGAGTTATTACCGGATCTTCTACTTCAGGAGTTCTTAATGCAGAATCTTCTTTACAATTCGAAGACGTAGGACAGAAATTAATTATCGGTGATTCTACAAATGCTATTTGGATCTATGGTCCAACTGGTACTGGATCTGCTTTAGGCAACATGGGTATTGGTTATAATACTTACGGTACTTTATCAACTGGTGATGCTAACATTGCAATCGGTCAGCAAGTGTTAACTAGTTTAGACACCGGTTCTAATAATATAGCTATAGGTGCTTCAGCTGGACATAAATTAGATGGCGAGAGAAACATATTGATTGGCGGTAATACTTTCGCCGGAAAAGCTGGAGGAGTAGCATATAAATGCGACAATGTATTAGTTGGATATAATGCTGGTTTTAAATTGAACCAATCAGGTGCTCTAGCAATTGGAGCTAATGCACTTTATAATGCAAATACGCCAACTAATCCATTTGGTATAGGTACATGTGCTGGATACAACCTTACCACTGGTTCGGATAACACAGCTATTGGACACTGGTCAATGACGTGTGTTACAAATACGTCAGATAACACAGCGATTGGTCCATATTCATACAGTACTGGTACAGGAAATTCAAATACTGCTATCGGTAAGCACTCTATGTGCGGCGTAGGCGGTGGCGGAGAGAATACTGCTATTGGAGCATATTCAATGCTAAGTAATACTGCATCAGAAAATACTGCAGTAGGATCACAAGCATTGCGTAACAATACTTCTGGTGAAAAGAACACAGCAGTTGGACGTGCAGCTTTATATTCTAACGGAAGCGGTAGTTCTAATACGGCATTAGGTACTAATGCTTTACTTTCTTCCAGCAGTTCATGTAATACTGGTATTGGTGCAGAATCATTGCTTTACATAGGTGGTGGTAATGGTAACAATGCAATGGTTGGTGCACAAGCAGGCCAATTCGAAACTGGTGATTATAACACAGGAGTTGGTTCTCAGTCTTTGAAAAAGGCAAGTACTTCTTCATCTACTGGTAATACTGCAGTTGGTTATAATACATTTAGTTCATTAACAACCGGTACTTACAATACTAGTTTGGGTCATAATATCAATCCGCTTAGCACTCAAAGTTACAATACATTCGTAGGATCAACTATCACAGGATCTTACGGAGATTCTAATACAGTAATTGGTGCTAGAATTTCTGGATTAATTTCTGGAGGATCTAACCAAATAGCTATTGCGGATGGTGCTGGATCAGTTAGAATATATGGTGACAGTTCAGGACGTGTTACAATCGGACCTACTGGAGCGAATCCATTAAATTCTAAATTGCATGTAACTGGTAATGTTACTGCTGCTGGTCAAGGTGTTGCACAATTCAACAATATCGGATCATTAGGTACTCCTACACTTCAGGTAGATTGGAATAGTGGTAACGTTCAGGCTGTAAATCTTACAGGAACCTATAGCAGTACCACTTTCTCAAATGGTATCACAGGTGGAGTTTATAGTTTAATTATGAATTACACTGGATCAACTACTATTAGCTGGGGAGCTCAATTTAGAGCAGCAGGTGGTGCTACTGGAGGAGCTATTACAGGAACAACAGGAGCTACTGACATAGCAAGTTTCATAGTAGGAGCAACTGGATATTTCTTAGCTATTAATAAAGATTTTAGACAATTATAATGTTTAGCACAGGATTTGCATTTCAAACACCGGTAGTTACTGGGGGAGCACTTCCCCCACCACTACTTTTAGATTCATTAACTGGATCGCCAGGATATTACGGAGCTTACTCGTTACGTAAACTTAGAGCTGCTTATTCAGGAGCTGCTGTTAGAGTTAGGAGAGGAGATAATAATGCGGAAGCAAATATTGGATTTACCGGGGCTGGTAATTTTGACGTTGCTGCTCTTAGTGCTTTTTGTACGGGAGCATTTGCTGCTTATGTAACAACTTGGTACGATCAGTCTGTTGCTGGTTTTAACTATACACAAACATCAGCATCTCAACAACCTTCTATTTGGACAGGAAGTGATGTTGAAAGACTTGGCTCAATTCCTTGCGTTTACTTCGACAAAGATAATGACAATTATCTATTATCACCTTCTGGTTGGTTATACGACGTTGACACGTTCTCTTATTATCACGTGGGTGCTGTACAAAACTTCGCTGGTTCTAATTCCGGTGTATTGGGTCCTTATAACACGAATTCAACAGGATTCGAATTATTGCAGCATAATGTAATTAGCATACCGACTTTGCTTCGTTTAAATGGTAGTAACTATACTAACAGTAGTACCGATGATTTATTCAGCAATTATAGTAAAGGTATTACTGAGATCTATTTAAATAATACAGCTACTGCATACAACAATAATACTTCGGTTACTTTATCAAATGGATTCTGGTATAACGATCAATTAAATTATAATGGACTATATCGTATGTCAGGATACGGCGGGGGAGCAACAACAAGTAGAATGTGCGAATGGGTATTCTTTGATACAGACTTATCTTCGCAAAGAACTACAGTCTATGGTAACATGAACGCATATTATTCAGTAACATAATTCATATGGCAACAACTAAAAAACCAGCAAAATCAAAAGGCGGTATTAACATAGCTAAATTTAAAGCTAAACCGAAAGTAAAGCGTAAAGGAATTCACGCTAAGACTAAACAATCAAGAAGCAAAACTTCGAAAAATTATACGAAAGTTAGCAGAGGGCAGGGTTAAACCTGTCAGTTTCTAACTTTCTAATACTTACTAAAGATGAAATCAAACGATCAAATAAAAAAAGATCCCACTATGGGATTCCATAAGTTTAGTCTGGAAGTTCCAGATCCTACTTTACCTCGTGTACACGAGGTTAGAGGACAAAGCTGGATTTCTTACGGCGAACAGAATTTGTATCCTAACAACTTAATCACTCCGCTTTATAATGCATCAGCTATGAATAGATCTTGCATTATTTCTAAGTTGGTTGCTTTAATGGGCGAAGGACTTAGAACTAAGGACCAGGAATTAGAATACGTTCTTAAAAGAATCAATTCCCACGGGGAAGGTTGGAACGACGTATTCGAAAAGGCTGCACAAGATTATCTAATTTATGGTGGGTATGCACTTAACATAATCTGGAACGAATTGGGCGATACCATTACTGATATCTACCACATGGATTTTAACGACGTACGTTCTGGACATATTCATTCAGAAAGTAACAGAGTAGAATTCTACTACTATTCAGCAGATTGGGGTAGGTACAAAAAGGACATTTATAAACCACGTGCCTACAAAGCTTTCAGTATTGCAGATGCTGGTTTATATCCTAACCAAATCTTATACGCATTCAAGCATTCACCCGGGCAAAAGTACTATCCAGTTCCACAATACAGTGGTTCATTGACAGATATTCAGGTAGACGTGTCAATCAGTTCTTTCCATTACTACAACTTACAGAATGGTTTGAATCCAAGTCTTTTCGTGCAGATGCATAACGGAATTCCAAGTCCAGAAGAACGCCAAGACGTGTATCAAGAGATCGCAAGTTCATTTAGTGGTGTAGAAGGTGCTGGTAAGTTTTTTCTAAGTTTTGCAGACGATAAAGAACACAATGCTGAGATAACTCCAATCGATGGTGCTAATGACGATTACTATATTACCTTAGAATCTAGAATCACATCTCGTATTCTAACTGGCCACAGAATTACGTCTCCACTTTTATTGGGTATCAAAGATCTTGGATCTAACGGATTTTCTAATAACGCAGATGAGATTACTGTAGCTTACACGCACTTCGTTACAACTGTAATCCAACCAGACCAACAATGGATGTTAAAAACATTCGATATGTTAATAAAACTTTTTGGAGCGGACACTACTTTGTACATTGAACCAAAGAGGTTGTTTAATGAGAACAATGAAAAAATAGGAGAGGTTGCAATTGAAGCAATTAAATAATTATGGCAACTAAAATAGCATTATTCGTATCACAAGAAAAGCTGGTAAACTTTACTTCTATTAATCAGAACGTAAGTCCAGCTGATCTTGTGCCTTATATTTTACAGGCACAGGACATTTACTTACAGAACTTCATAGGAGCAACCTATTACTTCCAATTAAAGGATCAGGTTTTAAACAATACTGTTACCCAACCTAATCAGTTTCTATTAGACAATTATATTGGTCCAGCTTTATGCAATTATGGTTTGCTTATGGCAATGCCATTCTTGAAATACAAGATGTTTAATAAGTCAGTAGTTAGTCCTACTAGCGAATCCAGTGAAAACATAACTCTGGATGAAATGAAATTCTTGCAGGAACAAGTTAGAGGTACTGCAGAGACCTACATGAAGAGAACTATTGAGTGGATGGTAAATCATCCTGGTGAGTACAATGCTTACATAGCACCCAACGTACTTGATGGGCAACTTCCAGAACGTGGCAATCCATATTCTAATAACATAGTTACTCCAAAGCAACCTTATGCATTCAGAAAGAGGCTTGCGGGTAACCGAGGCTTAAACGCGGTTGGGTATTACGATGACGGAATGGCTTGCTTGGAATGTGGTCCTAATTTCTACCAAAGTAAAAACAGCTAATGACACCTAGAGAGGTTAATGTAAAGCTTTCTAAGACTTACAAATCGTCTTTAGAGAACGAGCAAAAACTAAAGAAATATCTTAGCGAAAGGTATTTCAAACAGATTTTAAGACTGAATTGTTCGAAAGAAAAGGACAAATCGGATCTATAATTTAATAAGTGTAGTGGGCTACCTGTTATTGAATTGCCATTCGTAAAATTCCTGCTACACTTATTATTGTCTTTTTTATTATTGGATTCCCCCAGGTTTTTGTGTGAATTTCCTGGGGGTTTTTGTGAATGCGCAGATTTCCATTTAAAAACTACTTTGAAATGCTTTGTCCGATGCTAGAAGCAGACGAGAAAGAGTTAATTTTTAGACATCCGGTATACCCAATCTATGTGAACCAATTAGGAATACTCTTTCCTGATAATGATTATAACGCAACTCTTAATTTAGATAAGAATACTTACTGCCTGTATAAGGACGGGGCTAAAAAAGGAACGACTATTGGCAACCGGGGTAAACTAATCTATGAGTGCTTTTTTGGCAAGATAGCAAATGGTAATGCAATTTTAAATCTGAATGGTAATATCTACGATTACAGTATGTATAACTTAATTTTAAGATCCGATAAAAAAGCATACGAGATTTACTTAGAAAACCGTAGCAGATTAATTAACAATTCTGTAAACTATATGCTCAATAAGGATAAGTGGTTAACTTCTAAAGGTTATAA